CTCGAACGACGGGAACCGATGCCCCGCGCCGTCAAAGAGCGCCGACTGTCCGCCCTTGGCCGGTGCACGTGGTCGGTAGAGGTGGACGAAAAGGCCCACGAAGACGCCGGCATGGAACGACTTGCGGACGCACAGAAGACGGAGTTGGAAGACCTCATCGCGGGCATCGACAACCTCACCGAAGCGACGCGGTTCCTTTCGCTGGCCACGTTCAGAGGGTTCGCCCATCTGGAACGGGTGTTCAAAGACCGGCGTCTTGTCCACCTGCAACCCGTCGAACAATGGTACTGGTGCCAGCAGTACCCGTCGCTGGACTGGCTCTACAACAAGGACGCGCTCGCGACGACACGCGGGGAAGCCATCAGACTGGACCGCTTCGTCATCCGTGAGGTGAAGGACCCGATCAACGAGGCAATCGCAATCGAGTTCCTGCGCAAGAAGGCCGGGCAATCGGACTGGGATTCGTTCAACGAGACGTTTGGCATCCCGAATATCTTCCTGACTGCTCCAGAGAACGCGGATCAAGCATGGTACGACCGAAACCAGTCGACTCTTGAACGCATCGTGGCCGGTGGGCGTGGTGTCCTTCCTCCTGGATGCACGCTCAACATCTCCGAGATCGCCAACGGATCGGGGGCGCAGTTCGAGAACCGGCTGAAATACTCGGACTCCATGATCGTGGTGTGCGCCACTGGCGGGAAGCTGACCATGTTGGCCGACGCATCGACAGGCATCGGGAAAGGCCCGTCCGAGGAGCACGCCGACGTCTTCGACGAGATCGTTGCCAGCGAGGCGGACGAAATCGCGGAAGTCCTCCAAAAGAGCATCGGCAAGAAGCGCCTGGACATGGCCTTCCCGGGACAGCCTCACATCGCCTACCTGTCGCTCAGCAACCCAGCGATGCGCGTGAGTCTGTCGGGTGCACAAGCGGTCAGCACTGCCAAGAGCGCCGGGTTCGCCATCGATCCGGAGATAGCCAGCGAGGCCATCGGAATGCCCGTCGAGGAAGGCGAGGAACTCGAAGAAGCTCCGATGCCAGGGCAGGAACAGCCTGAGCCCGACGAGTCGATGGTGACCAACCGGCAGGCCATTGCTGAGGCGTTCACCGGCATCGCGTCTCGGAACCTGCAACGGTTCGTGCACCGGATCACGCAGGCCATGGAGGACCCCGGCGACGACTCGCGCAAGGCACGGCTGGCACGCATTCGCGACGAGTTCCCGGAGATGCTCCGAACGCTGAACCGCGAGACGAAACTGGCGGAGTATCTGGAGGACATCATGGGCACGGAGTTTCTCAACGGACTTGCAGGAAAGGAATGAGCATGAAGACACACCGCATCATCATCGTAGGCGAGGCAACCCCGACGCTCCTGAACCGGGAGGGCCAGTTCGTTCCTACGGGCGACTGGATTCAAGTTCTCCGCATCGGCGAGTTCCTCGGTCGGTCGCTGGACGGGAAGCAATTCAGCCAGGTCATCGACGAGAAGGCGCTCGACGCCATCGTGACGGCTTTCAACCGAGAGAAGACCGCCAGCAACTTCCCGGGGTTGCTCATCGACCGCGATCATCTGAGCCACTACTCGGACAAGGAGACCCGTGCGGCGGGTTGGGTGATGAACATCGAAAAGCGCGAGGACGGGCTTTGGGCGATGCCGAAGTGGACGAGCGAAGGGGCTGCGGAGATCAGCAACGGAATCTACCGCATGGTTAGTCCGGTGTTGACAAACGGCGAGGAAGTAGGACAGACCGCCGATGGAATCGCGAGGGTGAGACCAGGGAGGTTCATCCGGTTGGCGCTGACAAATGACCCGAACATCAAGGGCATGCAGCCGCTGGCGAATCGACGAAGCGACGAAACCGATCACTCTATGGACTACAAAGCTCTCCTTCTGAACATGCTCGGTCTCGCGGACAACGCGGACGATGCAGCCGTGACGACCGCGATCACCAACGCGAAAGCCAAGATGGCATCGCCCGGGAAGGATGAGGAAACCTGCAACCGCCTTCGGGGCGAAATCGAAGTGCTCACCAATCGCGTGAACGCGGCGGAGAAACTCGTCATCGAAGCCGACGTGGTGAAGTACAAGGGGCTCGGTCTGAATGACGAAGACATCCGAGCGCAACTCGTCGCCAATCGTGCCGGCACGGTGAAGCTTTTGGACGCGATCATCGCCAACAAGCGCACCGGCAAGGACACGAACGAGGACGGCAAGCAGATCCACAACGCCAACGAGCGACGGACTCCCGCAGGTGCTCCGAAGACTGACGCCGAACGAGCCGCATTGGTTGCCGCTGAGGTCAGCAACTACCAGATCGCCAACAAGGCGACTTTCACGGACGCATACGAGCACATCCAACGGCATAAGCCGGAACTTTTCCGTCTCGCATCGGCTGAGTAACCAACCGCAACGAAGCATCGAATCATCAAACCATGAGCGCACTCTTACTCCGCGATGCAGCAATCATCGCACTGACCGCCGCCGCCGACTACTCGGCTGGTCGCGGCAAGTCGGTAACCATCAGCGGCGACACTGCAACGCTCTCCGCGTCTGCAACCGTCCATGCCAGAGGCATCATCCTCGAAGGCGCCACGTCCGGGAAACAGGTCACCGTGGCCATCCTCGGAGCCTGCGCTGGCACTGTTCCGGCCAAGCTGTCCGGCACGGTGACGAAGGGCGATAAGATGCAGCAGCACACGGACGGGACGTGGATCACGGACGCAGCCACCGGGGCGCGGGTTGTGTCGCTCGTTGCTCTGGAGTCCGGTGTTTCCGGGGACATCATCGAAGCCGCGATGCTGACGCCGATCACCCTCAGCTAAGCCGGTGCGGTCAACGTAACCAAAACACTCTCTCACTATGTCGCGAGCCTCATCCGCAACGGTCAATTACACGCTCACCAATTACGCGCAGGGTCTGGCCAACGACCTGATGAAAGCGCGGGAGTTGACGAACATCCTGATGCCGATGGTGCAGGTGTCGGGGGCTTCTGGTCAGTACAAGCAATTCTCGGACGTCAATTCGTTCCAAACCTACGCCACCCTGCGAGGGCTTGGCGGAAAGGCTCGGCGCATCGAGTTCGATGCCACGGACGCAACCTTCGTCTGCGAGCCGCACTCGTTGGAAGTCACGGTGGACGATCACGAACGGGAACTCGCCGGATCGGCTGGCAGCCTCTCCTCTCAGTTGCTCGACCTGGGCAAGATCAAGAGCCTCATCAATTCGTCAAGCCTATCGCTGGCCAAGCGCGTGGTGGACTTCGTCGCTGCGAACACGACTGCGGTTTCCAGCCGTGGCAATTGGTCGAACGACGATGTCGACCCAATCGACCAGATTGACGAGCAACTCCAGAAACTGATGACTGCGACGGGCGGTTTCATGACTCCGACGATTGTGCTCGGTCTGTCGGCGTGGCGGACTCTCCGGAACCATCCGAAGACGAAGGCCCGTTGCAACGGCGTCCAGGTGGGCGGCATTTCGCTCGGTCAGTTGGCTGGTATGTTCTTCATCCCGGCGACTCCGGTTGTCGGAATGGTGAGCTACAACACCGCGAAGCCCGGGAACACGGTCAGCAAGTCGCAGGTTCTCGGTGACATCTGCTACATCCAAGCCAGCGTTCCGAGCCCGACGATCTACGACCCGTCGCCGTTCAAGTGCTTCACGACCGGCGTCGGCGGAGTGGAGGCGGTCCGCACCTACCGCGACGAACCGTTCTCGGACGTGCACAACGTGGCGTGGAACGAAGTGTTCAAGTCGACGTCGACGGCATCGATCATCAAGCTGGCCATCACCTAAACCGGCAACCTCCGAGCATTCATCGAATCACACCATGAAGAACTTCATTAAATGGGCGGCAATGGGTCTGGCGGCGCTTGCTGCGCTTCCGGCGATGGCGCAGGTCACTCCGGTTCGGTTGCTGTCGGCGGACCTTCCGACGACCTTCGCCGCATCGGCTACCAGCAACATGAGCGTGACTCCGTTCATGCTTTCGCAGGGCAAGGGTGTTTCATTCGTGCCCGAGTTCACGATGTCGGCGGCATCGGTGAGCAATACGGTGTTCACGTTCCAGTTGAGCTATGACGGAGGGACCAGTTACACCACGGTCCTTCCGACTCCGCTGACGCTGACGGTCGTGCAGAACGGGACCAACGTGGTCCGAAGTCGGATCATCATGAACCCTACCGACGTGAATCACGCTACCCACATCAAGGTTGCCACGATCCAGAACACGCACGGGTCCGCCACGCTTGCGAACTTCGCCGGGTATTGGGTAACGTCGTATTGACGCCAAGGGATGGTTGTGTGACACGCCCGAGGAGGGCACGGGACTGGGGCGGATGTCGACTCACAGCGGCATCCGCCCCTTTGGCTTAAAGACTCATGGCACTCACTGACTGGTTGGACATCACCGAGGCGCACATCCGGACCCGTTTCTCTTCGACCGAGCTGACAGCGTTCCGGCAGACGGCGCAGACTCCCGGCGATGAAGACGCGGTGGCCGGGATCATCGACATCGTGACGGCCTACGTGCGCGGGTCGGTGGCGGCGTGTCCCAAGAACCAACTGGCCGAGACGGGCATCCCTTCGACGCTCCTGGATGCGGCGTTGGACATGATCACGGTGCGGATTATGCAGCGGGCTCACGGGGCGATTGTGGATGTGGACGGTCAGCGGAAGACGGCGGCGGAGAGGGCTGAGGCGCTGATGCGGCAGGTCCGTGAGTGTGCTGGCCCGTGGATACCGATCCCGACCACGCCGGCGACGGTAGTTCGTCCGGTATTGGACATGACATACGACACGAATTGCCGAGTTCAAGTTTTCGGATACCCCAACCAAGATGGCCTCTAAGTGGTCAACGGCGGTGAAGAAGCTTCGAAGCCAGCGGGTGCTACCGAGCAACCTGACTTCAGCGGAGTTGTCGCGCATCCGGGTCAGCATCCGAAGGAAGGCGTTCTTCAGTGCACGGGTTGAGAACGCGAAGTTGCTCGAGCGGATGAAGCGGATCGTGACCGGGGTTGTAGACCGTGGGGAGCCGGCGGCGAACGCCATCGGGAAGCTTCGCCAGGCGGTGGAGGCCAGTGGTTACCGTCCGGTGCCGGGTGAAGAGGGCACGATCAAGGATCTGACGTCATCGCATCGGCTCAAATTGATTGCCGAAACCAACGCAGGGATGGCGAGGGGATATGGGAAATGGGCAGGCATGCAGGACGTCGACAAGCTGCGGCGGTTCCCGGTCCAGCAGTTGGTCCGGAAGCTTCCAAGGGTTGAGCCTCGGGATTGGCCTGCCAGGTGGCGGACGATGGGCGGGATGATGGCGCAAGGGGACATGATTGCCGGCGTCAATAACCCGATCTGGGCGCGGATCAGCCGGTTCGGGTTGCCGTACCCTCCCTTCGACTTCAACAGCGGCATGGGGCTGCGGTTGCTGTCGGCGAAGGAAGCGGAGAAGCGAAAGGTGCGGTTTTCGTCGTTGGACATGAGCCCGAGGCGTGTTCCTAACTTCGACGACGACGCGGAAGGCGAGTTGCCGAGGGACGAATCGATCCGGGACGCGTTGCTCAGGGACTTGGGGCCGGAGTTCTACGTTCGTGGCGGGAAGGTGAAACGGTATGCTTCTACGCGTTAGCATCCTCGCCGAAAGGGCGCGTGCACGGATGTCCTCCCGGTATCGCCGGGCGGTGGCTCCGGACCGTGGCGTGTTGATTGCCGGGAGGGCGATGGCGGATGAATACCGGAAGCACTGGCTCATCAAGGACGTCAGGGAACCCAACAGGTTCGTCAGGGCGGGGTCTGGGACGCGTCGGACGCACTTTTGGCGTCAGATAGCCCAGTCGCTCCGTCTGGTGTCCACAAAGGGCAACAGCGTCGATATGCGGGTGGGTGACCGGCGCTTCCGTCAGAAGCTCTTTGGAGGACCCATCGTGGCCAAGGTGGCGCGGATGCTGACGATCCCGGTGCACCCGTTCGCGTATGCGAGGACGGCGGCGGAGGTGGAGTTGTTGCAGGGGGCGGACCTGATGATTCGCCGGACCCGTGGGAACCGGCTGGTGCTGGGGATGTGGCGAGCGAAGCGGTGGATCTCGTTC